GAACTTCTTCTACGGGAACAGGAACCTCCTCGACGGTTTGTTCAACAGGAACTTCCTCTACGGGAACAGGAACCTCTTCAACGGGTTGCTCAACAGGAACTTCTTCTACGGGAACAGGAACCTCCTCGACGGTTTGTTCAACAGGAACTTCCTCTACGGGAACAGGAACCTCTTCAACGGGTTGCTCAACAGGAACTTCCTCTACGGGAACAGAAACCTCTTCAACTGGTTGTTCAACAGAAACTTCCTCGACGGGAACAGGACCCTCTTCTGCGGGTTGCTCAACAGGAACCTCTTCAACGGGTTGTTCAACAGGAACCTCCTCTACGGGTTGTTCAACAGAAACTTCCTCGACGGGAACAGGACCCTCTTCTGCGGGTTGCTCAACAGGAACCTCTTCAACGGGTTGTTCAACAGGAACCTCTTCAACGGGTTGTTCAACAGGAACTTCCTCGACGGGTTGTTCAAAAGGAACCTCCTCGACGGGAACAGGAACCTCTTCAACGGGTTGTTCAACAGGAACCTCCTCTACGGGAACAGGAACCTCCTCTACGGGAACAGGAACCTCCTCGACAGGAACAGGAACCTCCTCTGTGGGTTCTTCAACATGAACTTCCTCTACTGGTTCTTCAATTTGTGTCTCAACCTCGATAGTAATATTATCTGACATCTATACACTTTTTTCATAAAAAAAAATCAAGAAAAAATCTTTGAAGAATGTCCAAAAATAATAATTCATATTGTCAAAAAGGAATATTTACTTATATTTCTCTAAAATACACTGAGGGATCAAATCAGAACGTATGGTATCCATCTTCTTGAAACATTTATTAATGGTTACTTCACTCACGCCACATTTGATGTGAATATCTTTTTTAGAAATATTCAATCCACAAACTTGAGATACAAAGTAAATAATTCCGGCGGCAACTGCATGTGGTGTATTATCCGTTATTATTGCCTTCTGCTCTATTTTATTAGCAATGAATTTTGAAAGCAATGAAAGTTCATGATTGACACCAAGCAAACTACAATAACGCTCGATAAATGAACTCGGCTTTGTTGCACATAATTCACTTTGATGCTCTGTGCCTCTGTCTATATTTGCTAAAATAGAAACCGCCATTGAACATCCTTTTGTGGCACTTGCTTTGTCCAATCTGAAAATATCTGCTATTTCATGAGCAGTTCTCGGGCAACCATTCATTCTACATGAAATGTAAATCGATGCAGATTTAATACCATCACGATTGAGACCTCTAAACATCTGTTGTTCAGATATATCTTTATGAATCGCCATTGCATCATCAATGAAAATTTTCGGAATACCTGCATTTTGAGCCATAACTGTAATAAACTGGAACTCATCATAGAGTGCCTTTTCTTTATGGGGCATAGATTGCCACGATGTCCATTTTGAAATCTTTTTCATTTCATATGAAGAACGATTATTACAGAGGACTTTACACCCAAAAGAGGATTCCAATAAAAGCGGATTAACCGGATTTCCACAACGTGTAGGGTCATTTGCGTTTTTGTCATCGGCACCGAAGAAACGCCATTCTGGAGAATAATCTAATACGTCACGAAACATCCATCCACATTGGTCATTCGTGCAAGTAGGAAACCCGTCATCCATGGTCATTAATACAGAACTACATAATTCACATGTGTCTGTTTTTGTATAAACGGTTTCAATCTGTCCTATTGTTCCATCTTCGACAATAGCCTTTTTGTCTTCGTCGAAAATAGCCCATAACTTGTTTTTATCAATAGAATTCAAAGGGACTTTTTTCTTTTTGGTTTTCGATTTGTGTTCTGAAATTGGTTTCGAATTCGGTATCGAAATAGGGATACACGGCTCTGTCATAAAGAATATATTGGATACTATTTATTTAGTTATTTAGTTCAATTTTGTATTTCAGATAAAAATAAATATATATTCTATATGACTATTCGTAAAACTAAAAAAATAAAAAGGAAACAACGTGGTGGAGAAGATGCAGTTGTTCCATCTAACTCTAATCCAGGTATCATAAAAAGATATACTCCAAAATCTGTTTATAATGTTGGTAAAAGTGTATCTCAAATAGCAAGTTCTGGTAAATATGTATCATCCTTAGCATTAAATCCTTCTGATATAGACCGAATGCTTTTTAAAAATGCTTATTTTATTAATTTTATTACTGAAGCCGATATTAAAGGATTATATTGTGCTAAAAAAGGTATACCTGATTGTGTTAAAATTGAAGAAGGATATATTTATACAAATGACCAGTCGATAGCGGAAGAAGTCCAAAATGAAAAAGAAGCCCCTTTAACTACAGGAGAACCTGTAGCAGTAGGAACACCTGTAGCAGTAGGACAACCTGTAGCAGTAGGACAACCTGTAATAGTAGGAACACCTGTAATAGTAGGACAACCTGAAGTAGAACAACCTATAGGAGTGCCAGTAGGACAAGCAATAAGTGGTGGTGTATATGGACAAGAAACAGCTAAGGAAGCAATTGATTACCTTCATAAAGGGTTATTGCGATTGAATTTTGCTAGATTAAATGATGCTATATTAACAGATGGACCAGCAAAGGTCGGACTTTCAGATAAACCGAAATATATAACATTCAAAAATCCGGCCATATTTGAATTTTTCGTAACTTATAAATATCATACAGATAGAGCATTATGGTATGGTGGTTGGAATGAATGGTATTTTATGATTACACAAATACAACGATATATTTTATCAAAACAGAACACCACTTTACCAGTTCATTTTAATGAAATGATTAAAGCAAAACTATCAAAATGGGTATCTAAATCAACTGCAATAGTTGCGAAACCATTTCAATGGTTATTATCAAAAGTTCTTTCAGATTTAGATGCAAATACAGTATTAAATGAATTAAATAAAGAAGCTGCTAAAGAAACCGCAAAAATTGATGAGGTGAAAGAAGAAGCAGAAGTTGAAAATGCTGAAAATGTTGCTGATAATCCATTAGAACCAACTACTATTACCGGAGGGGACTTTAAATCGTCAATTTCATCAGGATTATCGTCTGCTTATAAAAGTGTTTCTGATGTAGGGTCAAAAGTAATAAATAAAAGTATGAATTTGGTTTTATCTCCAGCAACTCGTATACACCGAACATTATGCTTATATTTTGATATTAAACCTCCATTAAACTTGAACATAAAACATGCTGTTTTTACAAAACATTATACTGATTTTATGAAAAGAGAAGCGATTATAACAGTTTCATTTGCTATTCAATTGTTTAAGACAAGAGATGCATTATCAACCGAAGAATTTACATCTAACTTCATAAATACAAAATATAATGAACTGATACAAAATATTCGCACAGAAACCAATAATATTGACCCTACTCTCTTAGAGCAATCTATTCAACAAAAAATACAAGAATTACAAAAAGTATATTATGATAGAAAACAATTTCAAAAAAGTAACAGACCTTCTGTGTATTCTCGTTTAACTGGACGACGTGGAGGACGTAAATTACGTAATAAACGTAATAAAACACAGAAATTAGTAGGAGGAAAAATACCATTTTTAAGCGAATTTAAAGTAATAGCGAATATTTGTTTTCAAAACATGGTTAGAAAACAATTAAATGATATTATATCTACAGACCCATTAATACCAGATGAAGACCAACATAATAGAAATATAGCTGATTTCTTTTCACAAATAATATTGATTACTTCAAATCTTGGAAGTATAGTCTGTATGACACCAGGAAGTCAAATGATTGGATTTATTGACTGGGTTGGTTCTCCAGCTTGTGTTATTACAAATTTAATGGCACTAATTATTTTAGTTGTATTTAATAATATACGAGATATGGCAAAAGCAATCAAAAAAAATAATAGTTCGATTGCTTCCAATATAAATACTCAATATCAAACAAATATGATTGACCAAATAGCAAAGGCAAATGGAGCTGCTCCTACTGTTTCTACTACTCCTGCTCCTCCTGCTACGGCATAGCTTACATATCCGAAAAAGTAACTCTTTTTTCTAATTTTTCAAACATTTCCGGATTATAAACCAAATTTCCAGTTGGTTTATATTCCTTAATTGGTGTAAATTGTTTCTGGTCTTTCTTGGCATTTGCCTGAACAAGTCTTACTGCAGGGTCATGACTTTCTATCTCAATGTTCTCATCTAATCTATCAATAACATTTCCTTTTTCATCGAGAACCACTCCTAACTTTTTCTTTATTTCATTGCGAGTATAAGACGGTATCCAATTTTCCCATGAGACAAATAGCGTATTCGGATGCATATATTTCACAAAGAACCCATTTTCTTCTAATTTACTTACTAAAAATCCTAGACATTCTCCTTGATCATAATTAGGTTCTCCAAAAATGAATTCCGGAACAGTAAACCAAATATGTCTATCAACTCTTTTATTTCTACCAGTCAATTGAATACGTTTATGAATACGGTTCAAGATTTTATTAAAAACCGATAATTGTTTCAAATCACGCTGATGTTTCTTCTCATATAATTCATCGATATCGACCTTATGTTTGGCTTCTTCATCATCTACGTATAACAAACAGGACATTATATTATCCTCCCAGAAAAAATATATATGAATTTATTCGTCTATTTATACATCTATGGAACAAGAAATACGAGAACTTGATGAAAAAATAAATGAAGAACCTATATTTGTCATAAAGAATAATTCGCCATTAATTAAGCATCTAGTCATATCAGGCGGTTCAGTATGGGGATTCTCAGCATTTGGTATTCTCTACGAAGCCATAGCCCAAGGTCTTGTTCAGATGTCTAATATCGAAACCATCTTTATGACATCTGTGGGAGCCATTATAGGAACAATGGTCTCGCTAAAAATCGAACCCGACCTCCTTCTGAATTATCTTATAAAACGTCCATGGGAAACTCTCTGTAAAAATAATCGGTATTCAGTTCTCGAAATATATGAAGCAAAAGGAGTTATTCATCGCGGGTTTTTTGAGAACATGTTTGCGCCACTTTTTAAATCCATAGATTTAGACCCCGATATAACCATGTTAGGATTATATGAATACAATGGCATCGAAATACACATATATACGAGTGAATTAAACAAATTCCATTCCATAGATATTTCCTTTAAGACACATCCCGAATGGCGGGTTATCGATGCCATATATGCAAGTTGTTGTATCCCCCTTTTCTTTGCCCCCTTAATTATTGGTAATGAATGTTATATCGATGGAGGGTTTCATCTGAATTATCCTATTTCAAAAGTAAAAACGGAGAACCTGGATGAGATTTTCGCAATTTCATTAGGAAATCCTTCTGATAGTTTGTCAAAAACAATTATTGATGGAAAATCAAATATAGTGGATATTTTGTCAATGGTGATTTATAATGTCATTCATCAAACAAATATGTTCTCAAATGAAAACTCAAAAGATATAAAACATCAGATCGTTTTAAAAGAAAAAACAACACTGGAATATTGTATACAAGTGTTGTATAATAAGGAAGAACGAGAACATCTCGTTAAAAAAGGTCGTGATTTATTGATACAACATTTATTAGACGCTAGTAACAAATTGGATTAAATTCTGCTTTGTGACTTTTGCCTCGAAATCCACAGTAGAACCGTCTTTGGTTAATTTGATAGTAGGATAGGAGTCAATTTTGTATTTTTTGATAAGTTGGGAAATCTTGATAGGTGTTGGTTTCATATTAGTAGCAGACCCATCTGTTGGGTCGAATTGGATAGTCACATCGCCATTATCATCGGTGCAGTCAATATCATAACATTGGACCAAATGACCATTGACTTCTTTATTATTATAGATTTCGGCGAATGCGTTCCATTCAGGAATAGCCTTAATACAATGAGGACACCAATCAACATGAAAGAAATAAACGGCTGTAATAGGTTTAATATTGTTTGCGTTTGCAATATTAGCCGAATCCTTCAACTTATTCGCCTTTATGAAAAACGTCTGATAAGCATATCTTGCAACTGCAACAAAGACCACTAATAGAAAAAAAGCGAGAAAATATTTATAATAAGGTTTTAATAAAGTATTGACATATACAACTAGATTGGCCATTATATATTACATGAATATATTCTTTAAGACAATCCAACCGCTTGCCCTTTCCTAAATATAAACTATAAAAAAATATAATAATAATACAAATGAGTAAAACGCCTTATTCCGTAGATGATTATAATAGCGGAGATGGAATGCTTACAATGGTTTGGGGACCAAGTATGTGGCATTATCTTCATACCATGAGTTTCAACTATCCAGTTGATCCCACATGTGAAGATAAAAAACATTATCGAGATTTCATATTAAATTTACAGAATGTTCTCCCCTGTGGTAAATGCCGTAAGAATTTAAAGAAAAATTTTAAAAGACTTCCATTAACTATGGAACATATGAAATCTCGTGAAACATTTTCCAAATATATTTACAACTTACATGAAGTGATAAATAAAATGCTTCATAAAAAATCAGGATTGACATATGATATAGTAAGAGAACGTTATGAACACTTTCGTTCTAGATGTACAAAATCATATAAAGAACTTAAAAAGGCTCGAAAGACTGTCAAAAAGAGAAATCAAGAGAAAGGCTGCACAGAGCCACTTTATGGCGAAAAATCGAAATGTGTTATTAAAATCGTTCCACAATCGACAAAAATGGAAACCTTTCAAATGGATAAAAAATGTGTAAAACGGACACTTTCATCAGAGTTGTCATAAAGAAAAATGTATTATCTTTAGGACTGTGTCTAGAGAGATAAAAAATATAATAAACAATATATATAATGTCTTTAATATCAAGTGAATTTTCCATTGCTGAATCAGATATTTCAAATAATCCATTGGACCAATTATCAAAGGGATTATTGGTCCCTTTCTGGTCTGAAAACCCGAATGTTCTCTTAGATAGTCGATATATAACCGAATTCTTCCCAGTAGAAGGTATGACCTATAATCAAAAATTGAATGCTATTACGCGTGCTATTATTGTTCTTACAATCATATTATATCTTTATGACAGAAGCACAAGAGTTGTTTTAATAGGCATTATTACATTGGGTTCGATTTATTTACTTCATCATTACCGTCAAAAAGAGAAGAAAAAAAAGGCGGAAATAAAAGACAAACAAGAGGGATTTGATAACCCCGCTTTAGCTGTTTTAAAAGGATATTCTACGGATGCATCAAAAACATTCGATACACCTACAGATACAAACCCTTTTTCGAATGTTCTCTTACCAGATTATGACTATAATCCTGAGAAGAAACCGGCTCCACCGGCATTTAATGCAAACCAGACCATTCTCCAACAAGCCCAGCAATTAGTCATTGACCAGAACCCTGGGCAACCGGATATTGCGAAAAAATTATTTACAGATTTAGGCGAACAATTCGTTTTTGAACAATCGCTTCAACCATTTTATTCGAACCCTTCAACGACCATTCCGAATGACCAAGCCGGATTTGCCGATTTTTGTTATGGCAGTATGGTGTCTTGTAAAGAGGGTAATTTATTTTCATGTGCTCGTAATCTAGATAGATATACAAACTAATCTATTTCTTTATGACAATCCGAATAGGTCATAAAGAAAATAATAATAATAGTATATAATAATATACTGATGTCATCTCTTCATGCATATACATTTAATAATATGGCTAGTCTAAAGGCGGATGCTCCTGATCAAACCCAACAAAATGTTCAGAATACTCGATTTGGAAATTACAGTGTAGCAAACTATTTTAGCGGATACAGCACGACAAGTCCGGTAAAATTTGCAAGTGAAATTCCTGGGTTCGTTGTCAAAAATGGATATAATCATGCTGGTTCTTCTGTAATTGATATTGAATCCCAGATATTTAACAAAATCGGTTCTGAAAGAGGTAATGAGAAGGTCCAACTTTTTGCTCGCCCTTTTGCAACTGTTCCTTATTTAGGAAGAGGTGGCGGAGACCCCACTCTCGAATCCCAACTTCAACAGGGACAAAACATTCGCGATTTGAAAAGTGTTGCCACTGTTTCTGAAAAGCCTTATATCGACTATCAGAATTATCCTATTCGCGATGATTTGCGTTCGCAAATTACCAACCCGGCATATTCTGTCGAGGAAGTAGCTATGAATGGATGGACACGTGGAGGTGCTTCTGCCAGAGAAAATGGTGTTCGTTAGAGAAATTATCATAACGACAATTTCTTTTTATATTATATAAAATGAGTTCTCTATTAGAAAGCAAAATTGCTGCTCAAGCTTCCGATGTTACTGATATTACAAGCGGAGCAGTTGCTCGCGAATCCGACCCTGCTACACTTCCTCAAGATGAACTCTCAAGAGTTGCTTCTGGAACCAAAATCGCTGGTGGAAAACGAAGACGTTCCTCCAAGCGTCGTGGTTCGAAGGCAAAGAAAGGGTCTAAGGCTCGCAAAAGCAACCGCAGACGCCGTTCCAGCCGTTCCTACCGTCGCCCTCTTTTTATGCTATAAATATCATTGGTATAAATATGATATTTATTCTTTAGGAATATTGTATGTATTCTACTAATAAAGAGTATCGGGACTTATTGAGAACTTATTTTAAAATGGATTTAGAAGTTCTCAAAAAGGAATATGAAAATCTAAAAGATACCGACCCCGAATCATATGATGAACTTCTTTATGACGATGTAGCAATGTCCCGTGGTATGACTGCTATTTATGACAAAACAAAGATGGACCCTCGATTTATAGAGTTATATACATTAGCGGCAGGAGCTTTTTTTTCAACAGACCCAGAAACAGGAATTTGTGTTCTCTTAACTTATGATTATTTTGCGGATTTTATCGGTCTTTATGAGAACCCGAACCCTACAGATAGTGATTTTATTCCACTTAAGAAAAGATTGTCATAAAGAATATATATATAATTTATAAATGACATCAACACGTAATAAGAATGACAGAGGCAATTATAAAGCCGAAGAACAAGCACGTGAGAACCAGAGACTACATTTAATGTATAAGAACCAAGGAAATGGTCAGGCTTTTTCCAATCATTATGCCGGAGATGGATTATTAGGAGGTCAAATGGGTCCAATGGTTCTCTCTCGCAATTTTGCAGATATTGATTCTTTTTTGAAAGGAACTGGTTCTACTAATTTGGTGACACCTCAGGCAGTCATTCAGCCACAGTTCAAAGAATTAGAAACTCTTTCTATTATTGACCGCTTACCTGTTCTTATGCCCGAACCATTGAAAATGGACCAAAATCAGAGACCTTTACGACTATAGATGTAGTGAATGTTCTCGAAAGACTTCTAATTGAATTTGACAATAATCTTAACATTTTCCTTTTTGATACATTTACAAGCAGAAATAGAAAGTTCTTCGCGTTTTTTTCTTGTTGTTGTTTTATCATCACCTTGATTTGGATTTGCGGTAGATGTTTTTCTTTTTGACGTGCTATTACGACTATTCATATCATCCTCGATTTCTGAATAATGTGCCTGAATATAATCGATGATATGGTTCTCAATTGCCCATTTGAAAAAGTTCAATTGGCCTATAGTAGTTTCCATCGATGAGTTTTCATCATATGGAATTTGAATACGTTCCCAACGACAAAAGGGATCGAAATTCTTTTTAGCATAAGCTTTTAATTTGAGTTTGTATTCGTGGAAAACCTTAAACCTTGTTGTTTCAGTTTGCGAAGGTTCTCCATGAATTGTTTTTGGAATTTCATAAACAGTAAAATATTTTTTAGCATAATTTGTAACAAACCAATCGACAATTCTTAAAGATATTTTTGATTCACCATTTATGACTTCCATCATTCTTTGAAGAGGAGTTTTACTGGTGGTATTTAAAGATGGCTTATCGGGGATTGTTATCGAAGATGGCTTATAAAAATCCATAAGATTGTCCAAAAGAAGTTGTTTTTGGGTAGTAACGTGAGTATATGTCATCTGTTGGATAATGGTAGGGGAATTTTTTAAATGAGTTTTTCCATTATTTATTTATGATATGCGAAACAATTTTCTTGAACTTTTCAATAATATCGTCATATGAAAACCGATTTTTTATCATATTACACGTATTACAACAACTTTTACAATTTGTCTCTATATATCCAAAAGAATTATCATATCTATCAACTCCATTTCTATGATTTATACTATTTTTCTTTCCACATATATAACAGTTATTATTTGTTAGAGTTAGAAAAGTTTCTTCATCGAGCAAAAATTCAATATCTCTAATCTTAGCAGATTTTTTATATTGATTATAATTTCCACTAATAAAATCTGGAAAACATTCCTCATATATTGATTTATTATCATTTATATAAGATATAATATGCTGAATACGTTTTATAAAAATATCTATTGATGTTTTATTTTTCAGATAATTACATAGAGAACAACAACTAACACAATTTTCCAAAATATAAGTCTTTTCTGAATTTACTCTATCTATCCCATTAAAATTTTTCTCTTCATTTATTTCACCACAATAATAACACTTCTCTCTCACAATATTACAAAAATCTTCTTTTGATAAATGAAATTCAATCGAACGACGTTTTGCTTCTTTTATATAAGAACTAAAAGCCTGATTTATATTTATTTTTGCCAATAAATTTCGTTTTTCTTTATCTCTATGTTTATCTTGTTCTTTATTTTGTTGTCTACAAAATAAACACGTCTTTGTTTCTATATTAGGATTATTACCAATAAATTCAGAAATATGATATTCTTTACAACATGTTGTACAATATTTTATATTGGCTTCTATATTTTTATTCATTTCTTTTGCGTTGTTCCTTTTTTGTTGGTCAATTTTTCTATCTTTTTCCAAACATAATTGGCATTTTGAAAATGTATATTCGGGTTCTAATTGTTCTTTACAACCACGAATATAATTAAAACATAGTTTTTTTCCACTAGAAGTGGTTTCATCTATAAAAATATGTATTTGATGTTTTCCACAATATACATTTTCTTGTGATTTCTTTGAGGAACATCCATCTTTTTTACATAATATAATTTCTTTTTTATAGCAAGTTTTATCACGTGTTCTACAATTTTCACATGTTTTTATTTGAGTATTCTCAAAAAAATACATTTTTTTACATCCTTTACATAATTCTAAATTTTCAAGCATGGTTGGCGTATATTCATTCATATATTGATGAAATTTACAAAAAGACGTCGAATTTATTTGTTTATTCCTACAACATTCATTGTGTCTATCTTTTGCCAAACATTTCATGATATAAATATTATAAATTACACTTTATATTGTTTCTATAATGTATTTTACATATTGTTAGGTATGGAATTATATCAATATTATAATTTGATATAATATTGATTTATGACTATATAATATTTATTTTTATGAGAGTTATGAGCAAGGTCTGCATATTCACAACTAAACTTACGTTTAATTGGAATAAGCAACACCGGCCCTTTAGTACCCCTAAGTTTCCCTAGGGGAATGGACTGTATCTTAACCCGACTCTGGTTGCTTAAACCTTCATCATCGAGCGACTACCGTTCAGTCTCTGACGGCTAACCATAGACTAGCAAATCGTCTTTAGGTTATAACCATGCGGATTGCCCAATCTTCAACATTATTACCATACCCGAGTTCTCTTCTCGGCCATGAGCAGGTTTCCCATACTCACTTGGTAGTTGAAGCTCTAAGGGGTTCCCCGAACAACAAGTAATCTTGCAAGGATTTTCTCCTCACTAACAACTGACCTTTAAGACAGGGGTCAAACCGAAGTTTCCACAAACAGAGCCTGATTTGTTTGTGGCGGGTTGTTTTTCTGCACAATTCTTAATATATTGGATCATTACAAATAATGAATAAGCCAATATATCAAGTTTAATGCCGCTCATAACTCTTAGAACGTTGTAATTAACAGCGTAGACACGGACCTTGGCGGTGGCAGTTCCGGCAACAGTCGGGGAAGAAAGGACAAGCTGAAGAACAGCGTTATCAATTCTCGAGAAGTTGCAACTGCCGCTTGGCTGATGTTCTTCGGGCCTTAGTGCGAAGCTGTAAACATTGATACCAGTATCCGGGGCACGGGTGTGGTGCTGGAAAGGCTGGACAACATCGAAGTAAGAACCTTCACGCTCAGAGAAGCGGTCCTGGCCGTTAAGCTGGAGCTTAGCAGTCACGACAGGGTTCTCACCCCAGCAGTGGAGGTCAAGAGCAGTCTCGGCAAGAACGAATGTTCCGGCATCAGAGAGACCAGAACCCTCAACAGCACCAGTCTGAGGTTGGAAAGGTGTGTTGACAGAGAGCTTGTTCCACTCCTGTTGGGAAGTTAGACCAGGAACATCAACGGCACCAGCCATCTGGAAGAGACCCTGGGAGGTAACGAAGGCGGTGGAACCAGAGAGCTCAGTAGGTCCGCCGAAGGCGTGGAGGGCGTTAGGGAGAGCATCAATGGAGTCGGTGTAGTTGAAAGGCTGGGCACCAAGCACCTTGAAGAGGAGCTGGGAAGCATCAAGCGACGAGCAATAGTCGACGTTGGCATCAGGCTGGACAACCCAGATGAGCTCCTTAACCGGGTGGTTGAAGTTGAGCTTGATCTTGTTGGAGGACGAACCGACAGACTCGTCACCAGTGAATTGAACCTGCTCGATGAGGTATTCGTGAGGGTTCTGGGCCATCTTGCGGCGCTCATCAGTGTCAAGGAAGATGTAATCAACATAGAGCGAGGCAGCAACAAGGGATTGTTGGTAAGCAGTCGTGACAGACTGTGTTCCGCTTGTGGCGCTGAGGGAGTTGACAGCCCAGAGGCACTCACCAATAGGGCGGATGTCAAGGTTGATCTTGACTTCGTGGTATTGGAGAGCAATCAAAGGGAGAGCAAGACCAGGGTTTCTGTTGAACCAGAACTGAAGAGGGATGTAGAGAGTGGTCTCAGGAAGGGCATTGCGAGGAGCGCAGACCTGTGTAGGAGCACCGGTGGCAGCGCAAGGACCAGCAATAGGAGCGAATGTCGGGTCAGTCATGTAGGTGAGCTGTGTGGTGTTACCAATGAGCTTGAAGTAACCACGGAGTTGCTCCTGGGTCATTGTGACCTGGTTCCAGATGTGCATCCAGTCACCATATTGGCGGTCAATGCGCTGACCTCCAATCTCAACTTCAACCTGAGAGATGAGCTGCTCACCGACGAAATCGAGCCAACGAGCATAAACACCAGCACCAGCAACCGTTGTGGAAGCCATCGACTGGTTGATCTCAGGGAGTGTCACCTGGAGATATGTGCGGTATGCAAGATCACCATTTCTGGAGATTGTGCAGGTAACACGTCTGCCGAAATCGGCCTGGCCAGAGAAAGTCTGCTCGATAGACTCCATAGCGAAGTTGGTATGGCGTCTGTAAGACACCTTCCAGAAAGTAATTTCAGGAGTTCCTGTAAGGAACACGTCTTGTGCGCCGTAAGCGACTAGTTGCATTAAAGCCCCACCCATCGGTATAACATTGCTAAAGAAAATAAATTTCTCGGGTTAAAAGACCCCGAAAATTTTATTTACATAAAATAAAAAAAAATATTTATATTTTTTTTAATAACCAATTATGTAGGAACCATTCCGTCATAAAATAGCTGAACAATCTCAATTGTTTTTTCTGGTGTATTTTCCGTCCAATATAAAATTTGTTGTCGTAAGGCATCCAGTCGATTCTTCCAATCTGCCACTTTATTTTTTGGCACATGTAAAACCCCATTTTGTTTATTTGGTTTCCAACAGGTTGATATTTTATTTTTATTATTGTCTATATATGCGTCTGGGTTAAATCTTATAAATATCAATGGTCTATGTCCAATATCTCTTGAAATCTCCATCAATCGTTTATTTTCGCAAGAGCAATCATAATCTGTATGCTGGTTCTCATCCACTTCTACAATCAATACATAAGGACCCATATCTAATAATAAATCCGGTCGTCGCCGAGAACATCCATCACTTACCTTTTTATCGGCTATCCAAGAAAATTTTTCAAAATGTGTCATTACAAAATCAACTACGGATTTTTCTTTGGTTTTATAATTACACGTAATAGGTCTATCAGGGAATAAATAAATATAACATGGAATACAATATTTTTCATAATTCCTACTAGCATAATTATCACACCATTCAGAAAGACACATAGGAGAAATAACATCTATCATACCTTCTTTTTTATGAGCAACACAATATAACCCAGTTTTTATACCTTTATAATTATAAATTGGGCGTTTTTCACATCCATCTTCTATACACAATATATGTTTCAAATCAATCATACCATCCTTTTTATGAAGACCACAATACATAGGAGTGATTTGACCAATTTCATTATATCCAGCAACTGTCTTACATCCTTCAATTATACAAAAAGCATGTTTTCCATTTATCATACCCTGTTGTTTGTGTGTAGCACAAAATCTACAACTTGTATCAGTCTCAAATCTATATGATGGCTGGTTTGAACACCCGTCTGCTTCACATCGACGATGTTTTACATCAATCATACCCTCCGTTTTATGTTGAGAACAAAATTTACCCCTTTGTTCTATATCAAAATTGAACTGAGCAATAATCCTACAACCATCTTTCTCACATCGTTTTCCAACTACATAAACCATATCATCTTCTTTATGAACTACACAAAATTTACCTTTTTGTTCTCCTATTTTATTGTAAATAGGATTAATGTAACAAGGTATCTTATTCGGATATACAAAAGCACATCTCTTTGATTTGACATTTACCATCCCTTCTTTTTTATGTGTGGTACAAAGAATACCACCCGTTTTACCAGGTATATTGAATAATGCTCTGCTATCACACTCGCCACAACGAGCATCCACTACATTTATCATATCGTCCGTCTTACATCGAACACAACAACTTGCTGATTTTCCTTTTTGACCAAAACAGGCCGTCACTCCACATGCACACTTTGGCATTCCTATATACTCAGAATATAATCCCAGAAAAGTCAATCGATTTTATACAGATTTCCATAAAATATCCCCAAAATAAAGAATTCAAAAATGGTCAAAAAGAAGAATATCCTGATATTATAAACTAATGGACCATGTAACATACATTCCAAAAACATTATATCAAGCTCTTTATGACACATTGACAAACCAGGATTTCCAGCAAAAAACAAATATGGTAATCAGTGTTTCTTTAGAGCTTTATCGTGTGATGGTTTCGTCGTTGCTTCTTCTTTTTATACCACAATCTTGTGGAGACCATGCATGTTCTCTCGATGAAAATCTTTCAGAACCGGACCCTCAATATAAAAACGGTTTCATTCTCAATTATTTAACAGTCGTCGCGTTTGTTTTATTATATGTAACCGAAATAAGACGCGAAGAAAAATTAATAAAACTCTTAGAAGTCAACCCGAATATTTCAACAGACAATGAATCTGTAGGACAACGTATAGAAGTTTTTCAAGAATACAAAAAGAAACAATTGTATGATGTTGATAATCAATACCAAATAGCAAGTTATTTGGTAATGTGTATATTTATAGTAAATACAGTATATAGCTGGCAGGTGATTTATTCTCATAGTTTAGGAAACCAGACATTATTGAACTTTGTGACAAATATTCTGTTTATGTTCTCGAAATTGAGTAATGTTCTCGTGATTATCAACACAGATAAACACGTTTTCTTTTCTGCTTATTTAAATACAAAAGTCCAATTCAACGATATCGACCCAAGAGAAATCATTAAAATTCAAAAATTACAATCTAATAAAAGGACATATTCAAATATAACAAAAGAAATAAATACGGATTTTGATATAAAAATATTGGAGCAAGGAGGGTTTGAAATCATCGAAGAAAGGGAAGACGATACAGTGCAAACAGGACTATCATAGTATTATTATACTAAAAGCAAATTGGTATCTAAATTGGAGGCGATGAATTTTTCCAAATATTCGTCATTGAAAATAGATTTCTTGTTCTCATGTTTTTTTTTGAAAACATAAGAATCATTCATCTTTTTGACAGTCCATCCTTTTTCTATTGCGTTTGTTAGAAACAACATTTTTTGGAAATTTTTCTTTGGGACTTGTATTTCTTCTGTTGTTTGCATATAAATTATTGGTGGGTTTTAATGAGTATATTTTAACGTATAGTAGAAAATTCATATAAACAATCTATTTGTGATATCACTATAATTATCCTTCAAAAGATGAAAAATGTAAAAACATTGGATGAAAAACATAGCGAAATGGTCGCACAGTTCTCCAAAAATCGTGAAGAAATTCCTAAATTACAACAACAAATAGAAGTATTGAAAAATAATCTGAAAAATGTCAAAAAGAATATTGATGAATATATGGATACAAAAGATGCCATTCAAAAAACCAAACAAAGAATTCGTTCATTGGAAATGGAAGAAAAAAATTATTATTTGGAGAACTCTCGTTATATTTTCGATTATTTCGAACAAAAGAAGGAGATTTCTTCGGGTTCTTCAAAAGGAAATGTTGCGGTTCTCCATTCTTTTTTTAAAATTAAATCTACCGACCCTGCAATTTCTGACCCGAATTCGAATAAATATAATCAATCCAGAAAGACGTATCAAGCCTATTGGCGAAATGTCACAAACGATTATGTAAATATAAATGATTATATAGTGGCTTCAGATGTCTGCGAGATTTGTAAGGTAGGCGAAATGATCCCGCAAGACGAAGAAGGAATTCTTATTTGTAATAATCCTGAATGTGGTAAATTCATATCTTATATAGTGGATTCATCGAAACCTACGAATAAAGAACCGCCGAATGAGGTGTCTTATACGGCATATATTCGACTTAATCATTTCAAAGAGATTTTATCACAGTTTCAGGCGAAAGAGACTACACAAATCCCGGAAGAAGTCATACAGGCAATTAAAGACCGTATAAAAAAGGAGCGTATCAAAGATTATAAAGAAATAACCTATGATAAAATGCGCGAAATTTTGCGTAAATTGGGATTTAATAAATATTTTGAGCATATCCAGTTTATTAATTC